GGCGACGGTGCCGAACGTCATCATCCCGCCGAAGCAGCGGATCGCCTGATGCCCATCCATTCCCAACGGTCCTACGAAGGCGTCATTCTCATTGACCATCGGAATTCCCCTGGCACGCCGGACGTGCCCGAAGGCCGCACGTTTGAATCCGCCTTGCATGTTTGCAATCACTGCCAGCGCAACGTGATTCTCAACCCGAATCGCACGGTGCCCTTGGGCCGATGCCCGAAATGCGCCCGCTATATCTGTCGCGCCTGCGAAGCGACCTACCACGCCACCAACGCCTGTTTCACGGTGCAGGAGCTGATTGACGCCTGCGGGGATGGCAAACTTGACCTCGTACTTGAGAAAAGGAGATCGCTCTAATGGCTCTGCGCACCTTCACCTTTACCACATTCACGCCGACGAACACGGCCGATACCAGCACCCTCGCCAACGCCACGTATATGGCGCTGAAGGGCGGCAGCGGCACGCAGCGCTGGGCCGTCGAAGAGCTCTACATGGGCGGACAGGCCTCGGCATCGAGCATCAATGACATGGTGCTGGCGCTGCACTCCACGATTGCCATCACGCCGACCGCGCTGTCAGCTCCCGCGGCGGATCGCGCGCTCGATGGCTCGGCCAATGCCTTGGCAACGATTGTCGTCACGTTCACCGCGGCGAGCACCGGCCCGCAGCGGCTGACGCAGGGCTACCTCCTGACGCCGTCCTACAACGCCTTCGGTGGGATCGTCAGGCTGAACTACAGCAACACGCAGGCGCGGCCAGTCGGGCTGGGCAATACGGCCAGCTTGGGCGAAATGTCGCTCTCCGCGAAGAATGATACGGGCACGTCTGGCGCCATGAGCGCCCACATCCTGTACGAGCCGTTTTGACCCCCATGCGCCTCGCCGCGGTGCTGGCGCTGCTGGCCTTGGCGGGAGCGCAGGCGGCGCCGTCCACTCCGGGGCAAGTTATCATCCGCCCGGAAATACCGGCGCTCAACACCATTGCGCCGACCTCCGGTCTGGTGGGGAGCTCTGTCGTGCTCACAGGCAACAATTTCGGCCCGGCGCAGGAAAATAGCCTCGTCACATTTAACGGCGCCCCGGCAGTAACGATCGCCTGGTCGAACACCTCCATTACGGCGTTGGTGCCGCCAGCCGGCACGACCGGGCCGGTCATGGTCGTGCGCGGCGGCGTGTCGACGGCCGGTCTGCCGTTTACGGTCATTCCCTCGCCGCCGCCCACACTCACCAGCCTAAGCGTCATCACCGGGCCGCCCGGCACAGCGGTGACGGTCACGGGCACAAACTTCGGCGCCACGCAGGGCACGTCCGTCCTCACGTTTAACGGCACGGTGGCTACGGCGACCAGTTGGAGCGCGACATCGATTGCCACGACGGTGCCAGTGGGCGCGACGACGGGGCCGGTCCATGTGGTCGTGCTCGGGCAGACATCCAACAATCTCACCTTTACCGTGACCGTGCAGCCGGTGTTGACGAGTCTCAATCTGAATTCCGGTCCAGTCGGCACAGCGGTCACGCTGACGGGCCTGCATTTCGGAGCTGTGCAGAACTCCAGTCTCGTGTTCTTCAATGGCGTGCCGGCGGCGGGCTATTCGGCATGGTCCGATACATCCGCCACGGCGACGGTGCCTGCGTCAGCGACCACAGGGCTTGTGACGATTCTCGTCTTAGGTGTTACCAGTAATGGCCTGACGTTTACCGTGACATCCAGCAACGATACCGTGGCCGCCGCAGATTGCAACGTCGGGTCCGTGGCCGCGGCCGTCACAACGGCCTTTATGGCGTCCCCGCAAAAACACATCGTCACCATCCCGCCTGGGCATTGCACATGGAACAGCAACATGTTTCTCTATCCCAACTGGAATGGCGTGACGATCCAAGGAGCGGGCGATACACAGACATTCATCGATGCCACGCCGCTGGGCGTGGGCGGATCAGGGAATGCCGAGCAGGCGGCCATTAATACCCAATCAGATGTGGCGCGCATCACGGGCATTCATTGGATCTGCGCCCGCATCGATCTCGCGGGATCAGGCTGGCGCGTCGATCACAATACATTCGAGTGTCACCAGCATGACTTTCAGGTGTGGGGCACAGGGGTGAAGGCTGAAGCGACGAATGCCACGAATCAACTCACGGCCGATTTGAAAGGATTGATCGATAACAACCATTTTATCGATCAGCGAGTCTTGGACTTCGGCTATCAGGCGGAATCGCTGGCCGATCACAACGGGTCGACCTGGTGGTCACGGCCGCTGGGGCTCGGCGGCGATAACGCGATGTATGTCGAAGACAATGATTTCCGGTTTGAATCCTTTGAGAATGTGGTCGATTGCCAGAGTAGCGGCGCCTTCGTCTTTCGCTATAACACCGTCGCAGATTCTTATATCGAGGTGCATCCGGCCAGCGGCGGCGCCCGTGGGTGCCGGAAATGGGAAATCTATAACGACACCATGACCCAATCGACGCTGATGGTCGGGGCGCCCGTGAACATTCGCGGTGGCGCGGGTGTGATGTTTAATACCACCTGGACCGGCACCTTTGGCGATGGGCACGGCACGCTGGTGGTCACACGTGCCTATACGAACAATGCCCCATTCTTGAATGCCTGTGATGGCACGTCTCCATGGGATGGGAATCTTGGATCAGGTGCCTCGGCCGGCTGGCCCTGTATCGATCAGATCGGGCGAGGCAGCGATAACATGGGACCGTTCAACGGATCGCCGCCGCCATATTCGCCGCCGCCGCAATCCTCAGAGCCGGTCTATTTCACGAATAATAAAATGAATGGCGCGTCGATGATCTTCGCCCCCTTCAATGCGGAATCGGCGGCGCGGCTTGTCTTGAATCGTGACTATTTCGTGAGCGACACCGTGATGAAGCCGGGCTATACGCCCTATTTCTACCCGCATCCCCTGCAAGGGCTGCCGGCTCCGACGCTGACGACTCTCAGCGTCACGACGGGCCCGGTGGGCACGACGGTCACGCTCACGGGCGCCAACTTTCGCGCCACGCAGGCACAAAGCACCGTGACCTTTAACGGGGTGAATGCCGTGCCAAGCGCGTGGTCTGCGACATCCATCACCGTCACGGTGCCAGCCGGCGCCACGACCGGCCAAGTGCGCGTCACGGTCGGGGCCGGCGTGTCGAACGGGATTCAGTTCACGGTGACCTGATGGCGACCTTCTACGTCGCGACGACTGGCAACGACGCCAACAATGGCACGTCGCCTGCCCTCGCGAAATTGACCGTCACGGCCGGGTGTGCGCTGCTGGCCGGTGGCGATACGCTCATCATCGGCGCAGGCACCTACAACGAGGGCATTCTTGATAATGTGCCTTCGGGCGCCTCGTGGGGGGCGCCGACGACGATCCAAGCGGCGACGGGCACGACGGTGTGGCTGGCTCCGACTGGTGGCGCGGGCTATGCGAATGTCGTGCTGTTCGATGGCGCGCAGCAATTTATTCAATTCCTGAACATCAACCTCGATGCCACGCGTGGCATTACGCAGGGGTGCGTCTATCTGCGGGGCTGGTCAGGCGGGAATCCGAATCACATCCGCTTCAATGGGGGCGAATGTATTGGGCCGACCAATGGCGTGATCAATGAGGGCACGGCGGCCTTTAGCTGCTTTGAACTCACGTCCGAAGTCGGCGGCCTGACGGGCGGCAACGAACTGCTCAATCTCACCGTGCATGGGTGCGGCGATTCGGGCGATTACTCCGCAGCCTTCAATGTCCAGACCTCAGACAATCTGATCAGCAACTGCAATGCGTACGATTCCAGCGGCAATTGCATCGTGATTCTGAATGTGTCCTTCGGCATCAACAACAACATTGTGCGCAACACCATCGTGCATGATGTGTCGCGCTCGCCCGCCTTCAGCAGTGGCATTTTCCTCGGGCCAGGGACCGGCTCGCAAATCTACAACAATGTGATTTACAACCTGTCCGTGTCTGGCGGGGGGAATGCGGCCCTTCTTGTGGCAACCGGCGGCTCTGATGCCGCGAAGATTTATCAGAACACCGTGACGGCAAATGCGATGATCGGGATCCATCTCTCATCTGGGTCCGGTGGCACGCTTGTCGAAAACAATATCGCGTATGGGAACACGCCGAATAATCTCGTCGACGATGCCTCCTCGACGCTGACGACGAACCTCGTGGGCGTCAATCCCGTCTTCGTGAATCCTTCCGGTAATAATTTTCAGTTGACGGTCGGCAGTCCGGCGATTGATGCAGGGACGACGAACGCCTATACCACCGACATTCTCGGCGTGACGCGTCCGCAGGGCTCGGCGTTCGATATCGGCGCGTATGAATTCGTCGTCGGTCCCGCGCCCAATGACCTCTGGGCGGCGAGTGTGATGTAGATGTCGACGATCTTCCGCGCGCCGCTCATCACGGCGATTGCGGCGTTGTCGACGACAGCCGCCAATAGCGCGCACTCACAGCCCAATTTCAACGTCCGTCTGCCCCTCGCCGCCGCGTTACCCTTTATCGGCCCCGATATCGATCCGCCCTCGCGTCTGCCGGCGCTCGGTGTCTGGCATCATCGCCCGCAGCCGCCTGGGGCGGGCATGTCGTTTAATTGCTGCGACTGGCCGTTGCCGGCGGTGCCGCTGCGGCAGATGGTCATTGATCCCGTCTACAACAGGATTCTGTTGCCCCTGCCGCCGCCTGGGCAGCCGTTCTTTAATCAAGACTTCCCGCTGCCCGCTCGCGTGGCGCTGAAGCCTGAGACGCACCTGTTCTATTACATGCAGGACCAGACGAATCCTGCGTTTATTCAGTTTGACTGGCCGAAGGCGCCGAAGCTGCCATCCTTGGTAGCCGATCAGGTGCCGAGTCGGCTGGGCTTACCCGTCACCGCGATTGCGCCGCCCTTCCGCCAGCGCGACTGGCTCAACCCGGCGACGATCCAACTGGCGAAGGTCAATGACCCACAGGGGCGCAATGCGTTCCTGCCGCCGCCGGTCGGCTTGCCGACGCATCAGACCGATTGGCCGAACCCGCAAGGCGCGAAGTCGCAACAGGGCAGTCATACGCTCAACGACCTGGGCCTGCTGACGCTGCCCATTGCGCGGCCTGTGCGCCCACTGGACTGGCCGAATCCTCGGCCGCTGCCTGATTCCTCGCTGGCGCGCGTGGACCGGCAGAGCGTATCGATCTTGCTGGTGCAGCGGTTTAAGCCGGAATGGGCGGCGGATAGTAATCAGTTGCTCGGCCCGACCAGAACCCAGCCGGAAACACACTGAGGGTGTAGACTAGGCGCGACTTCCTATGGTCATTAACCAGCCGAATCAGGTCATTGGCGCGCAGATGGTCGATGCCTCAACGGGCCTCGATTATGTCGGCGTCGTCACGGTCTACGTCACGGTGGATGGCGGCGTCCAGGCCATTGGCAGCGTCGGGGCGGGCATCTGCACAGCAGAAGGGCACGGGTATTACACGTATCGGCCCTCGCAAGCCGAGACGAACGGCGCCCTGATTGCGTTTACGTTTACGGGCCTCGGCGCCGTCTCCGCCTCGATTCAGGTGGCCACCACGGCGGCGGCGACCCCAGCCTCAGGCGTCTTCGCGCTGGCCTATACGGTGCGGTCGCTGATTACGGATGCGCTGGTGGAGATCGGCGTGCTCGAGCCGGGGGAGCAGGCCAACGCCGGCCAGATTGCCCTCGGCCTCCGGCGCGTCCAGACGATGATTGATACCTGGGCGGCCGATCGACTGACGCTGTCGCTGCAATTGCAGACGACGTTTGTCTGGCCGGCGTCGACCTCCAGTGTCTTAGTCGGCATCGGGCAGACGGTCAACATTGACCGGCCCATGTGGATCAACGCCATCAGCTTTCTCATTCCCGGCTCATCGCCCGCCATCGAAGTGCCGATCGGGATGATGGATGAAGATGCGTTCTCGTCGCTCTCCATCAAGAGCTTGCCGTCTGCACTGCCGACCCAGAGCTTTTATCAGACCAATCTGACGGACAGCCACGGCACGCTGTTCCTGTGGCCGCAGCCGCAGAGCCTGTCGATTGTGCTCTATACGCCGCAAGCCGTGGGTGTCCCGGCCAGCCTCGATAGCATTCTGCAAGGGCCGCCGGGCTATCAGGATGCCTTCCTCTATCAGCTCGCCTTGCGCTTCTGTAGTCCCTTTGGCGTGCAGATTCCGCCCCTATTGCCTCGGATGGCCAGCGCGGCCTTTGAGAACATGAAAAAGCCGAACGTCGACCCGGGGGCGATGTCGATCGATCCGGCGCTTGTGCCGGGCTTGGGCGCGGGCTGGAATTACCTCACGGGCAATACGACGACCTCGAACCGATAAGGAGCAGCGATGGCCAGTCCCGTTCTCGTCAATGGCACGTCCGGCTTGCTGGCTACGGCCATCTTTGTTAGTGGGCCGTGCAAGATCTTCGATTACGACATTTACAACGCGGCCGCCGCGGCCTCGTATGTGAGCTTTTACGATACGGCCATCGCGCCGACCGTGGGCACGACGGTGCCGAAGTATCAGGTCGGCTTGGCCACGTTGGCGAGTAAGACACTCGGCGTGCAGGATGGTGGCGGGCTCTACTTCAAGGATGGCCTGTGGATGGCGGCGACCACAACGGCGGCTGGCTCCAGTGCGCCCGCCTCGGCGCTGACCGTGAGTCTTGGATTGTCGTAAATGCCCCAGTATCCCGGCTTCCTCGGCCCGTCGTATCAAAGCCAATCGTATATGGCCGATGCCGAACGCCTGATCAATCGCTACGTCGAGCTGAACGAATCACAGACGGCCCCGACGCCGGGGGCGCTCCTTCAGTGTCCCGGCTTTGAATTGATTGTGGCCCCCACGGCGAATTTCGGCGGCGGGATGTTTTCCCTCGGCGAGCGGACGTTTTTCGTCACGGGGTTTACGCTCTACGAGCTCGTTGGCAATACTGCGGTGCAACGTGGCATCATCGAGCGCAACGCTTCGCCCGTCACGTTCATGTCCAACGGGGATGCTGGGAATCAGCTCGGCCTGACGAGCGGTAATCAATTTTACGTGCTGGACCTGATCACGAACGTCTTTCAGAATCCGACCACGCTGGGCGCCACGATGTGCGGCTTTCTGGATGGGTTTGGCGTCATTCTCGATGCCACCTCTTCTACCCTGCAAGTGACGGCATTCGAGAATTTCCTGAGTATCGACCTCGGAAACATCCAGCAGCGCACGGACGGCAGCGACCCCTGGCGGGCTCTGTATGTCGTCAATCGTCTGATCTATCTGCTCGGGGATCACACCTCGGAGGTGTGGTATGACGCCGGGACGGCGCCGTTTCCCTTCGCCTCGATCCAAGAGGCGTTTATGCAGACGGGCACGGCCGCCGCGTTTTCTGGCGCGCGGCTGGATAAGTCGCTGATCTGGCTCTCGCATAATGAGCAGGGCCATGGACAGGTGGTGTCGGCCTCTGGGTATACGCCCAGCCGCATCAGCACGCATGCCGTGGAAGCCTCGATTGCCACCTACGGCGATCTCTCGGATGCTGTGGCGTTCAGTTATCAGGAGAATGGCCACACCTTTTATGTGCTGACGTTCCCGAGCGCCGAACGGACCTGGGTGTTTGACCAAGCCACCAGCCTGTGGCACGAACGGTTGTATTGGGATACGCGGCAGGCACAATGGCTGGCCTATCGGCCGATGTTCTTCGCCCATCCCGATCGGAATCTGGTGCAGGACCGCTTAACGGGGGCGATCTACCGGATGGGGACGGATTTGTTTACCGACGTGGACGGGGCCGCGATTCGCCGCCTGCGCCAGCCGCCGCGTCTGTCGTTTGACCAGAAGCGGTTTACGACGCATGCGATTCAGCTCGTGATGGACGTGGGGCAAGGCGTGCAGCGCGGGCAAGGCTCGGACCCGCAGATTATGCGGCAGACCTCGAAGGATGGCGGGCAGACGTGGGGCCACGAACAGTGGGCCTCGTCTGGGGCGATTGGCGCCTTTGATACACGGGTGCGGTGGACGCAGTGCGGGCAGGCGCGGAACCGGGTGGATCGGTTTATCGATACGGACCCCGTGCCGTCGCGCTGGGTGGATGCCTTGATTGATGTGAGCGTGGGGCCGTCGTGATCGAAGATATTGTGGAATTGGCGGAAGATGTGATCGACGCCTTGCCGCCAGAATATAAGGACCGATTAGACAATCTAGCCATTATGGTGGACGACGAGGATACCTCCTATACCAAACTCGGCCACTTCTGCGGCGTACCTCTGACACATCGAGAACGACGTGTGGTTATTTCAGCCCCTGCCGAAATCGTGCTTTTTGCTCAGGCGCTGCGCCGATGTGCCTCTGAGCAGGCTGCATCATTACAGGCCGTGGTGCAGGATACGATGATCCACGAACTCGGGCACTATTTCGGGCTCACACATGCCGAAATGGGCACCTATATCCAACTGCCATGATTACGCCGTTTCCGCAACTGACGGCGCCGCTTGAAGGCCATCTCCTGAGTTATCCATGGGGCCAGTGGTTCACGGGCCTGCGAGCGGCCGTGAATGGCACGCCGGGCAACTCGGCGCCTGTGACGTTTGCGAACCTCCCGCAGCCAGTGACGGGCATGATTGCGGTCGTGACGGATTCGACGGTGAACACGTGGGGCGCCGTCGTGGCGGGTGGCGGGGCGAACCTCGTCGGCGCGTTCTATAACGGCACGAATTGGACGGTGTGTGCCAAATGACGACGCGTATCCTCGCAGAAGACGAATGGTATCGACTCGCAGATACAGAAGCGGCTGGCGTGCCCTTTCCCGACGGATCGCGGGCGGTGGTAGTGGAACAGGACGGCGCGATTATCGCCTGCCATGTCATCATGCCCGTCTGGCATGTCGAATGCCTCTGGGTGCATCCCTCGTTTCGGAAAACGACAGTCTTCGGGCGCCTCTGGCATGCGGTCAAGGCCGAATGTGCGCGGCTGGGGATTCGCGTCGTCTGCACGACGGCACTCACGGACGATGTGAAGCATTTGATTGAGCACGGGCATGGAGTGCCATTGCCAGGCGAGCATTTCGCCGTGCCGGTAAGGACATAAAAGATGCCTGCGATTATTCCGCTGATTATTGGCGTGGCGGGCGGCATCGGGGAAGCGGCCATTAAAAGCCATGCGACCGGCAAGGCTGTGGATGCACAGACGGAGGCGGCGAATAAGGCCCTGGCCGTGCAGCAACAGGTGTATGGCAATCAACAGCAAGCCGCGGCACCTTATCAGCAGACTGGCCAGATGACGCTTGGGCGCCTGGGGCAGATGGCCGCGCAGCCAGCGAACCAGTTCAATCCGCAGAACTACCAGCAGGGCGTGCCGAAACCGAACCTGCCGCAGATGCCGTCGCAGCAGATGCCGTCGATGGGCGCCCTTGGCCAGCCTCCGGGGCAGCCCATGCCGGGGATGCCGACGCCTGGCGGGCAGGGCGACACCGTCACGATTCAGACGCCCGATGGGCGCACCCTGCAGGGGTTCCCCAGGGCACGGGTGCAGGAAGCGATGCAGCGCGGCGCGAAAGTGCTGGGTTAAATGGCCGATTGGTTCGATCAGCAACTCCAGACCATTACGGGCGACCAAGCTACGGCTGGATCGCCGGCGCCAGCAGTCAATCAGCAGGGCCAACAGCAAGGCATGTCGCAGGTGGCCACGGCGCCCGATGGCGTGCCCGTGTATTCGAGCGGTGGCCAATACTTCACGAAGAACGCTGATGGCAGCATGACGCAGCAGTTTCAGGGCGGGGCGCCCTCCTGGCTGACGCAGCAAACCGGCGGCGGGGGCCAGCAAGGCGGAGCAGCGCCGACGCTGAACACGCGCGACCCCTCCTCGGTGCAGGCGTATATCAGTTATTACGCGAATCAGCCGGGCGCGAATCCGTCCCTGAAGAACGATCCCGGCTATTGGCAGCAGAAAATCTCCAGTGGTGAATTGGGGAGCGATCCCAATTACATCATTGGCAAGTTTATGCTGCCCGAAGGCGCGGGCTCCCCAAGCGGAGGCGCCGCGGGCACATTGGCGAATCCCGTCGTCCCGCAGGCGGGGCAGAACTTCCAAGCCGCGCAGCAGCAAGGGCCATATCAGGCCCCTGGCGCCTATACGCCGCAGCAGATTCAACAACCCGGCAACGTGACGCCGCAGCAGGTCACGCCGCAGCCGACGGCCGCGCCTGGCACGATTACGCCGCAGACCGTGCAAGGGCCGCAGGCGCTGCAGGCGCAGACGCTGGCCAATCCCTCTGGCTTCCAAGCGCCGACGCAAGCGGACCTCCAGAATAATCCGCAATTCCAATACGCCCAACAGCAGGCGATGCAGGCGCTGGTCAACTCAGGCGCGGCGAAGGGCGTGGCGCGTGGATCGAATACGTGGAAGGCGCTACAGGACCAAGCGGCGAACCTCGCCGGCCAGCAATACCAGCAGGTCTACAACAATGCCCTGCAAGGCTACCAGACGAATACGCAGAACACCTTGAACTATAACCAAGCGAATCAGGGGAATCTCGCGCAGGCGTATGGGCTGACGAATCAGTATCAGCAGCAAGCCGCGCTTGCGAACCAGGGCGTGAACTACAACGCGCAGGCGGCGAATATCGGCAACCAGATGCAGAGTGGCCAGTTCAATGCTGGGCAGAATCTGCAAGGGCAACTGGCGAATCAGAGCGCAGGCCTCAATGCCGGGCAGTTTAATGCGGGCATGAACTTCAACACGCAGCAGGCGAACCAAGCCAATGCGGCGTCTGCGTATGGGCTCAACGCGCAAACTGGGCTGAATGCCTATCAGGCGAATGTCTCAAATGCGCTCGGGCAAGGGCAACTCGGCTTGGGCTATCAGCAGGGCGCGAATTCGCTGGCGCTCGGACAGGGGCAGCTCGGCCTTGGCTATGCGAATTACGGGCTCAACCAGCAGGGGCAGAACTACAACCAGGCCGCGAATACGTATCAGTTGAATCAGGGCGCCAATCAGCAACTATTCAACAATAACTATTCGCTCGCGCAGCTTGGGATGCAGGCGAATGGGCAGATGGCGCAGGCCGGGCAGAACTATGGCAATCAGGCGACCAATGCCTATGAGGGGATCGGCAACGCACAGGCGGCTGGCTCGCAGCAGCAGGGGCAGAATTGGGGCGGCACGCTAGGAAACATCGGCAATTTTGCCGGCGGCTTAGCCCTTTACAATCAGGCAGGCGGCGGCCAGCAGGGCGGCGGCTGGGAAGCGGCGCCGGGCACGTATCAAACCGTGGGGCCAAATCTTCCGGCATATACGCCCTCAACAATGGCGACGGGCGATCCCTATCAGCAGCAGATGCAGACGTAAATGCCGATCGATACCTCCATCTATCAGACGCCGCCGCCGCAGGGCTTCAATTCGCCGTTTCAGGCACTCGCGCAGATTGGCGCCGTCCAGCGGCAGCAGCAAGAAATTCGCTCGTCACAAGCCGAAGAACAATTACGGCAGCAAAAATTAAAGACCGAGCAACAGCAACAGCAATCGGCCGATACGTTCAACGCGATTATTGGCAATGCCTCTCTCACGCCGGATGCCGTGCGGGCGCAGATTCAGGCCAAGGCGCCAGAACATCTGGCGGCCTTCGATGCCAGCGTGGCCAAGATTCAAGAGGCGGCCGACAAGCATAACGAATCGCTCGCGCACTACAACGAGGCGATGACGAAGGCGCAAGAGACGACGCAGAACGTCATCAGCGCGACGGCCAATGAGATTGCCGCGCATGGCTACAATCCGCTCGCCTTTGAAGTCGGGCTGAAAACCGTCGAGGCGCGGATTCCTGCCTTTAAGACGCAAGCCGACATCATGCGGCAAGAGGCGTTGAAGAACGGCCCCGACTGGATCAAAGAGCAGGTGCAGGGCTGGCAGAAGATGTCTGATCGCTCTGCGGCAGCCAAGTTGCCCGGCGAAGAGGCCCAATCAGCCGTGCAACAGCAAGTCGCCGCGGGCACCGTGGGTGGCCTCACTCCGGCGCAGCAGCAGCAGGAAGCTGACCGGCAGAAGCAGGAAGCCGATCGACAGGCACAGCTCAAAGTCTCGCAAGGTCAACTCGGCGTGGCGCAAGGGCGGCTGACGCTGGAACAACAGAAGGCGAAGGATGAGGCGGCGGCGAAGGCAACCAAGGCGGCACAAGGGCGACCCGTGCTGTCGTCGGACGTCAATAAAATCAGCGACCTCGACAAATCCATCAGTGAATTGACGGATATGAAGAACCGGCTAGAAACAGGCGCGGGCATGGGCACGCGCGCACGCCTTGAAGCGGCCTTTGTGCCCGGTGGCTTAGCGCCCTACGTGCCGGGCGCAGAAGCGGCAAAATCAACAGCCGCTGATTTGGCCCTTGCGCGCCAAGTGGCTGGGCGGGCCATTCATGGCGGCGTCATGCGAAAGAACGATCAGGAGCAGGCGGAACAATATCTGCCGAAGCAGGATGATCCGCCGCAAGTCGTGCAGGCCAAGCTGGCGAATATTCTAAAGCTGGCCAATGACAGCAAGATCGGGCATATCGAAAACCTGAAGCGCGGCGGATTCGACGTGAGCGGCTTTCAGGGGGCATTGAAGCCAGCACCGACGACGACGCTTAGCGCCGAAGATCTCATCAAGAAATATAGCGGTGGCCAGTAAATGCCTGACGACCTCAAGGCCATCGTGCAGCGGATGATTGACGCGGGGGAACCCGAGGAGAACATCGGTAAGGTGATTAAGGGCTATACGCCGCCCTATCAGCCGCGCAATATTTTGGCGGAAGGGCGGGCCTCGGCGGCGACATCTGGCGCGCCGGAAGCGTCAAGCGGCTTTCAGGACTGGTTCAACAACGAACTGAAGCCGGTGCTCGAGAAAGTCGCGCGGCCGGAAACCATCTCGGATATTGCCGCGCTGCTCGTCCCCGATGCGGCTGGTGTCATGACTGGCGCTCGTGCGGCTGCTCGAGCGGCGGGCAGCGGAGCCGAGACGGTTGGGAAGGGCCTGGAAGCCTTGGGCGCTTCCAAGATCGCGCAGCGCATTGGCACGTATGGGGCTGGCTATGCCGCCCTCAGTGGGAATCTGGGGAAAGCGGCCATTGCGGCCGGTGCGCCGCCCGCCGCGACCGCTGCGGGAAAAGTGCTGCAGAGCGGGGGCCGGTTCCTGCAGGACGTCGGCGCCAGGCCCATGGCCGACGTCGCGCCAGCTGTCGTTGAGACGCCAGCCGAACTGACGGCGCGGTTAACGGCGGAGAATGCGGCGGCGCATGGGAACGTCAAGCCAGACCTCGCTGCGACCCTCGAGGCGCGTCCCGCGGCGCCACAGGCCCAAGCCCCTACGCCTGCGCCGGTCGCCTCGCCTGCGCCCGCTGGGTCTGCGCCAGTGGCCCCTGAAGCCGCACCCCAAACGGTGCGCGTTTATCACGGCTCAACCTCGGCACGTCCCACATTACAGCCGGGCACCATGATGACGACTGATCCGGCGTGGGCGGCCGGTTATACCACTCATGATGTCGGCGGCATTGGGCCGGAAGCGTTTACTGGGAAGGTGCATGCCGCCGATGTGCCCATCCCTGAGAAAACATTAACGGTCAAGACGTTACACGGGGCCGAATCGCAATTGATTGACTTAGCGAAAACAGCCCTCGGGCGCCAACCGACGACATTGCAAGAAGCGGCGCAGATCGTGCGGGAGAAATACGGCTATGAGGCCATTGTCGCGAAGGGCGCTGATGGGACCGTAACCGGTATGATTCCGCTTACCGAGACGCCGGTTGCTGCCCATTTGGACCCTTCGCAGGTTGTGAAACAGGCAATGGCGAGCGGTCAACCTGTCGCAGACAATTTACAAGCCATCGTCAAGCGGCTTCCAGAAGCCGCGCCGATGTCGACCCCGGATGCCTTCAAGGCGGCGCTGAACGCCTTTGATACGGCCAAGGTGGCCCCGCAGGCGGCTGAAGTGAACAACGCGGCCATGCTCATTAAGCGCGGCGTGGCCCCGGATGAGGCGCTGAAGACGGTGCTCGGCAATCGCCCGCCTGCGCCTGCGAATCCGGCGGCGGAGCTGGCCAAACGCCTCGGGACGCCGTCAGAGGCCGAGATGAACGCCGACATGGCCGCGCGAGCCCGCCGGGGCCAAAAGTCGCTGATGCCGAAGTATGGAGGCGAACCAGCGCCCGCTCCGACTGCAACACTCGCGCAGCCAGTCGCACCAGAACCACCGCCCGTGGCGCCGACGCCAGCACCTGAACCGGCCCCAGCGCCCACAGAACCAACGCCGATGCCGGAGCCCGCCTCAGCGCCAGCCGCAAAGCCGAAGCGTGCCGTGAAGGCTAAAGCTACCGTTGTGGATACCCCTCCTGCCACAGTGGATACGCCCGCCGCCGCAGCCGAACGGGTGATTGACGTGGCAGGGGCGAAGACAGGCAAGGATGTGCAAGGGCGCGTCGTCAGTGCCTTAACGGAAGAACTCGCCAATGCGCAAGAAGCGGCGAAGTTTAAGACAATCGAATATGTGCCGTCAAAAGCATATGGGGGCCGTGAAGGTGTCGTCGTTGTGGATGGTCAACCGTTAGTGAAGGTTGATCGGACTGGCGCGATGAAATGGCTGGATGAATCATCCTATACAACCATGCAAGGTAAGACCGTCACAGAAGCATCGACACATGGGAAAATTGGGTTTTATAACCGCAATATGGAAATGCCAGCCGGAGAAGTAAGCCGTGAAGCCACTGGGCAAGTCGCACGAGCATTAGGCGAAGAAGCGGGCGCGGGTGTGCTGCGCGTGCAGATTCCCGGCGACGGCACGTTTACGGTGCCGCGCAATCCCCATGCGATTGGTGAACTGATCCGCCGCCTCTCGGCCGGTGGGCCGTCTATCTGGCAAGGCGTGGGGGATGTGAAATTCTCGGCGCCGAAGGTCGGGCCGGAGATTCCGAAAGCGACGTGGTGACATGAGTCTGGGCACCTTAGCGCCGTATGCCTTCCCGCAAGCGCTGGACGATAACGGCTTTCCGCTGGATGGCGGCTTCCTCTGGACGTATGCGGCTGGCACGTCAACGCCTGCGACGACGTGGACGGATGCCGACTTGCTTGTCCCGAATGCCAATCCGATCGTCCTGTCCAGCGGCGGGCGCTACAAGATTTACCTCGCCGCGCAGTCCTATAAATTCATCCTGACGGATGCCCTCGGCGTCGTCATCGATTCGACCGATCCGGTCGGCTCTGTCGGTCTGACGCAATCCGGCGTCTATACCATCTTCAATTTCGGCGGCGATCCGACCTCGCCCATTACGACCGGCTACCCGCTCGGCCCGACCTTCGCCAGTTGCCATGCCGGCACGGCGATCTATCCCCTCGATAGCGCCAACTTGGCACCGGGCACCTATAAGCTGCAAGGCATGGCCTTGAGCACGCTCGGCGCGGCGATCGTGACCGTCGCCCTGGTGAATCTGACGGATGGGGCGCCAGATACGCCGATTGTCGAGATGTCGGGATCAAATGCCGCGGGCAACGTCATTACGAGCGGCCCTATTACGTTCGCCGCGGGGGGCAGCGTGAAGAACTACGGCATCAAGGCGAAAGTCGATACGGGCTCGGGCTTTGCCTGGGCGATTCAATTGATTAAGGTTCCCGTCTAATGAAAATCGTCCTGATGCTCGGGTTCCTGCTCGTCGCGGCCTCTGCCTCTGCGCAGCCACGACCAGGGGCGTTTACGACGCTGACG